CTTTCGAAACAGTAGTATTCCCTATCATTAGAAGGGTATTCTCAAAATTATTAGCTAACGAAATCGTTTCAGTTCAAGCTTTGAACATGCCGATTGGTAGAATTTTCTACTTCGTTCCTAAAATTTCTCAAAGAATATTATTAGCTGACGGTACTTACGCACATTCAAACCCTTTTGGTTATCCAAATCCAGGAACAGGTGCTCAAGATACTACAACTTTCCAATCAACAAACTTGTACGATGCATACTATGATTCAACTTCAGGTTTAGATAATAACCAATTGTTTGATAGATCTAAAGGTGCTTACCAAGAATTTACAACAAACACATCTGGAAATGGTTTAAAAATCGTTACTTTAACTACATTATCAGCAGGTACTTCTGTATTTAGCACAGTAGCAACTGTAAATATTACAGGTTGTACTAGATATGTGACTTTAGAAGTAACAGGTTTCACATCGGCAGGTGCTGGTAAAATCATCGGTCCAAATGGTAATGAAATGGATTCTGAAGAATTCTTAGCTTCATTCCAAATCTTAAATAACACAGCGTTATATTGTTGTTCAGGTTCAACAGGTGGTGTTGGTTCAGGTAAAGGTCAAACTTTATCATATGCAGCTGATTCTCCTCTTGAATTCAGAGTAGTAACTCAAAAATATTCAAGACAAATTGTTGATTACTGGAAACAAGTTCAAGGAAATTTAGGTGGACAAACGGTTCAATCTTCAGCTCAAGATGTTTGTACAGCAACCGGATTGATGTATGTTGAAGTAGATTTAAGTTGTCCAGCTTGTGTCACTTGTGATTCAGTAGATGGTTATGTTGGAACATACTTACCAGGTACTGCAGGTGAATCAATTTCTAAGTTCTACGCTAAGTGGAGACAATATAGAGAATTAGAATTTGAAGCGGCTTTAGGTGAAGTTTCTTTCGAATTAGATTCAGTAACAATCTCTGTAACAGAAAGAAAATTAAGAGCACAATGGTCTCCTGAAATGGCTCAAGACGTTAGTGCATTCCATAACATTGACGCAGAAGCTGAATTAACAGCTATTTTATCTGAAGAAATCGCAGCGGAAATTGATAGAGAAATCTTGAGAGATTTAAGAAAAGCAGCGGCTTGGAGATTAAGATGGGATTGGAACGGTTGGAAACGTGCAGCATCAGGTGGTGGTTTCAACGCTTACACTCAAAAAGACTGGAACCAAACATTGATTACAGCAATCAATCAAATTTCAGCTCAAATCTTCAAATCAACTTTAAGAGGTGGTGCTAATTGGATAGTTTGTTCAGCTGAAGTTTCAGCAATCTTTGATGATTTACAATACTTCCACGTTTCAAACGCTAACCCTGAAGAAGATCAATACAATATGGGTATTGAAAAAATTGGAACTCTTCAAGGAAGATACAAAGTGTATAGAGATCCATACTTCCCAGCTAACAAAGTGTTAATCGGACACAAAGGTTCATCTATGTTAGATACTGGTTATGTATACGCTCCATACGTTCCATTACAATTAACTCCAACTATGTATAATCCATTTACATTCGCACCTATTAAAGGTATCATGACAAGATACGCAACTAAGGTGTTGAATAATAGGTTCTATGGTGTTATCACAGTAGATGGTGTTAGAACATTTAACATTGCAGAATTAAGATAATCTTAATTGTTAAACTAAATATAAAAGGTGGATTTAAGTCCACCTTTTTTTTTGCTATTAACTATTTATAACATATGAACAAACTGCGTAAAATTATTAAAGAACAATTATTATTAGAAAAAAAAATTGCAGTACTTACCTCTAAAATAGAAGTATCTTTTAAATTTGAGGTTGATAGAAGCACACACGCATATTTAAGAAGTAAAAGAACAGATATACCTAATTACGATGAAAGAGAAATATCAAACTCAGAAATAAAGTATATTATTGAGCTATCTATGCGTAAAATAGCGGAATCAATTATGTTAGGTGAAATAAAAGATGGGGTTCCATTTGTTATTAAATCAATACAAAAAGAAATTGCAATTGCTATAGATCCTACACTTATAGGTGGAACTTATTGGAAATTATATGTTCTTACAGTATTTAGAGAATCTGAAGAATTACCTTTCAGGGTTAGTAAAGATCAGGTTGTTATATGGATATAAAAAAACAGGGTTTAGTATCTAAATCGTTCCTACCCTGTTTAAATTAGGGGTTTTCAGTCCTAATCAAATTGTGAATGATTTAATTGTATCTGAATTGTTCCCATCAATCACAATACAAATATAAACAAAATATTTGATATGCCAAAAAAAATTAATCTTTTTTAAAAAATTGTGTATTTATTGTCCAGCAATGAATAAGTAGTTGTTTCAATGAATAAACAATTCAATGATATGGACACAAAACGTAATGCTTCTAAAAATAAAAAGCAAAATAAAACAGAATTATCTTACCTTCATATTGATGATGGCGATGTTCTTCAATCCGTTTGGTTACGATATGATTTTTTTCACTATCCTCAACCTGACCGGTTCATATTGGATTACAGTTTCAATTTTTTACCTCATATCTGGGTGTTTATTCTCTTTATATTTCTACTTGTCTAAAAAAAATAAGAAAATTAGTGAGGAATGAATATTTCTGAAAACACACTATTTATATGTATAAACATAAAAAATTAAATTAAAAATATGGCAGATTTATTAAGCAAAATACCATTACCATTTGAACCGTTAAGAAAAAATAGGTTCATCGTAAGATTTCCATCAACTTTGGGTATTAACGAATGGTATGTTACATCAGCATCAAGACCAACAATAACAATTGAGGGGACAGAAGTTCCATTCTTAAATACTTCTACATATGTAGCGGGTAGATTTAACTGGGGAACAATTGACGTTACATTCAAAGATCCAATTGGACCTTCAGCATCACAAGCACTTATGGAATGGATTCGTTTATGTGCTGAATCAGTAACAGGTCGTATGGGCTACGCTGCTGGTTACAAGAAAGACATCGATTTAGAATTATTAGATCCACCAGGAGCTGTTGTTCAAAAATGGAGATTAGAAGGAACATTTATTACATCAGCTAATTTCGGTTCATTAGATTATAGTTCTAATGATATTGCAGATATTGCAGTAACATTAAGACCTGATAGATGTATTTTAGTTTATTGATTTTTTAATCAGATGTGTTATAAAAGAGTGGCGATAATTGATGAGGATATACTATCAAATATCCTTAATTCTAAAATTATAAATAACAACCTTAAAGGTGTTATAACATATGATTTTATAGATGCTAATTTCGCATTGAATTTTTTAACTAAAAATCAAGTAGATTTAATTGTAATTGAAAAGGGTTTAGTTAAAGGAAATATTGATAAAATAAAAGGATGTCAAAAAGACACCCCTATTTATGTTCTAACAGATAAGTTTGAATCTGAATTCTTCGCTAAATATCCAGCTATTAATAGTTATATCAGCAACCCGATATTGAAATCAAATACACATATTATAGAGAAAGCTATTTTTCAGAATTAATACTCTGATTATATAATTTTCTAACTTTTTCACCTAAAACCATGTCATTCGGTGTGGTTTTTATTATCTCAAGTATTTCCTGTAATAATATATTATCTGTCATTTTTTTATTGGATGTTATTGATTGCATGGACAATATTTGTTTTTGGTTGTAACCCCACAATTTTATTTTTAATCTCACCTTCTTTAATGAATAAAAGTGTTGGAACTGACATAATCTCATATTTACCAGACAATTCCATATTATCATTGATATCAACATAATTAATATCAATATTATCAGACATTTCTTTTGAAATTTCTTCCATCACCGGTTTTAATATTTTACAAGGACTACACCAAGACGCACTGAAGTATAATATACTAACTTTATCGTTATTTAAATTTAATTCGTTATTTTGTATTACTTTCATTTTTTTCAATTTCTTTTATAATATCAATTATTTGTTCTTTTGATAAAGAACCTTCTTTATTCATCATTAATGTTTCATTTTTTACAAAGTAAAATGCTGGAACAATCGGAATACGGAATGTTGAATCCACAAATTCTTTATTAACATCAACATCAACATTATAAACATCAACAGAATCTTTATATTCTTCTGATATTTCTTCAATTGTTGGTTTCATATGATTACAAGGGTCACACCATTTAGCAGTGAAACAAATCATACTAAGTTTTTCTTGGTTTAAATCAAACTTATTTATTCCTTCTAAGTTAATTATCATAGTTTTAAATCAATTTCTTTTTCACATTTATTACATACTAACACCTCATAAGGTATTAAAGCCTCCCTACCAGTAGGGGATAGCAATGCCGATATTTTTTTAACCTTTAAAAGTTCTTTAAATGTGATACTCCCACATTCACATTGATAATCAGGTTGTTCCAATACCGCTTTTGGAACGCTGACAATTTTACCGTTTCCTATATTTTCCATTATTTTTAAATCTTATATGTAGAAATATAAACGAAATAATTGTTAAAATAAATAATATACCTACCATACCTTAATTTTTTTTATTTTTGTTTTGTAATTCTAAGAAAAAGTATTATATTTGTGTATGGAAAAAACAATAACAAAACAAACAAAAAGTGGTTTATCTTACTTAGCATTTGAAAACCCCGGTGAAATCAAAGTATCTGATATTGGTAAAACCGTTATGGTTGCAGGTAAAAAAGAATTATTTATAATATATAAAGTCCATTCTGAGGGAACTCCAGGGTTTAAAACAGGTGGAGTGGAATGTGTTATTGGTGTGTCAGGGGTATCTAAATATTGTTATTTTTTGGATCAGGTTAAATTATATGATGGTAGAGATTTAACAACAATTAATGAAGTAAAAACAACGAAAGGTCGTAAAAAGAAAACAACGTAATATGAAAGTAATATTTTTAGATAATGATGGTGTAATATGCCTTTCAAGTAATTGGGGTGGTAGAAATAAGAAATGGTCTAAATATCGTTCAAGTAATCCAGAATCATCTAAATTCATTAATGATGCTCCGGTTGAGGTTAGATTTGATGATTTTGATAAAAAAGCCGTTAAAATATTAAATAAAGTTTTAGAGGAAACAGGCACTGAAATTATAGTATCATCTGATTGGAGATACCATGCAACATTAGAAGAGTTGGGTGAGTATTATTTATCTCAAGGTATTATAAAAACCCCTATTGGTATCACTCCATTCACTAAAGACATTGACCCTAAATGGTGGGAAACATTTCATAATTACGCTATGTTAGAACAAGAAAGGGTTATTGAAATTAAGTATTGGTTGGAACAACATCCCGAAGTAACTAATTGGGTTGCTGTTGATGATTTAAATCTTGGTATATATGAACCTATTTCAGGTGATATATTTAATGAAAATGGTTTAACTAATTTTGTTCATACAAGAAAACCAAACGAAGGAATAAAACAATCAGGTATAAAAGAAAAAATCATAAAACATCTTAAATAAAAAAACCCCATAATAGGGGTTTTTCTTTGTTCTGGTGAATCCAAATTAGTTTTTTGACTTATACCTTAACTC